GGCCGTTGCCTAGTCCATTCTTTGCCTACCACGTTAGCAGTTCTGGTCCGACCCGCACATACCCGCCAACGATGGGGCAGGAGGCGGTGTTGGCGTTGTTAGAAGCCTACCCCAAACATCACGCTGTGATTATCGGGCTGGATAACTCAAACAACTTTAAGGTGGATCATCCGCGAGTGATTGACTTATTTAACTGCACCAAGACTGTTCGCTCGCTGTTCCCGATTATCAGCGGGGCTGACTTTGTTGTCGCGCCAGATAGTAGTGTCAACCATATGGCTGCTGGGTTGGATACGCCGTGTGTGTCGTTGTGGGGTTCGTATTCCCCAGAAGACAGAATGACTTACTATAGTAAGAACGTATCGGTATTCAAACCCGATACTTGCCCACACGCACCTTGCCGTCCTCACGCTGGGTTGCCACAGGCGAAGTGTAAGGATGCGACAAACAAGACACCCAAGACGCAATACTGGTGCAATGCTCTGCGGAATATCACAGCGCAGGATATTGTGCTTGCATCGCAAAAGGCGATGGAGCTAGAAAGCAAATAACTAACTGGCGTTGTGGTACGCAGGGAGATCCTGCGGCGGGCAGTTCCTCAGTGTGTGTTCTCCTCTTGAATCAGCAGCCAGTTTGAATTTTAATGTGAACTTAATGTCCCGAATGGTACGCAAGGAGATCTTGCGGCTGTGTGCTACTAACCACATCTGAAACAAAGGGACATGACTTGCAAACAGAAATAGTAGTGATATAGAAGCAGGCAGAAAGGTTGGTAGCAAATGACCGATGAAGAAATCATTCGGTGGTTCAGAAGTGTTGATCCATCGACTAGCAGGCCGCAAAGCTATTCAGAGCTTGCGTCAATAAAAACCCCACAATTCATAAGCGACGATATTGATCGCGCCTATATAAGCGGAGCAATTGATTGCGCTGATATGTTCCTATCGATGTACAGAAAGGGATATATTAGGGTAACTGAAACGCATAATGTTTTTATGCGATGGTTGCATTCAAGAAAGAAAACATCTTGGAACAAGATAGAAGATTGGCACGAACCCATATCAACTTGGACAAGCACAAGAAGAAAAGTCCTTGCCAGATGTAATAACAAATGCACGATTTGTGGCGCAGATGATAATTTGGAAATTCACCACAAGGTCGCTGTTGCAGATGGAGGAGCGATGGATTTAGAAAACTTAACTACTGTGTGCTTCAAATGCCACAGGGAAAGGAAAGATGAAACTACCGACACGAACACAGCAATTCATAACAAACGGAGCGCATGAGGGGCAACGCAACGAGGAGTTGTTCCTAGCCGCACAGCAATTGCGAGATGCTGGACTAGATGAATTTTCAGCAATCGACAAGCTGTATCCATCAGCTACCGCTTCTGGATTAAAGGAGCGAGAAATAGAGGCAGCGGTTAAGTCTGCGTACAGAAGATCGCCAAGACAACCGTTGAGCTTTAGCCCATTCAAAGCGAATGAACCAATGAAGATAGACATTGCCCCTTGCCCAACCCCAAGCCATCACGCCGATGATGTAAGACGATTTCTGCTGACCGCATTTAATGAAGGCGATCGGGTTTGCATTGTCGGTGCTATTCATCAGGACGACTCAGAAAGGCCATCTGGTAAGGGAACAATAAAGACCCGCGAGGAGTGGCTAGATCAGTTTCATTCTGGAGTGGAGCTTCCAGACTCGTACGTTGGTGCGTATGTCTGCATCAATCCCTGCGGAGATTCGAGGAAGTCAGATGACGTTACAAGCTTTCGCCATGCCCTAATTGAATTTGATAGCGGAACGATGGACGAGCAGTGGTCGATCATCAACGCGCTTGAGCTGCCTTGTTCGGTTGTGATTCATTCGGGATCGAGATCGGTTCATGCTTGGGTAAAGGTAGATGCTAAGGACATCAAGGAGCATCAAGAGCGAGTTGCGTATCTGTACTCAAAGATGGCTCAGTTCGATATAGATCCGAAGAATAAGGATGCATCAAGATTATCAAGACTACCAGGTGCGCCGAGAAAGCTTGCTAATTCATATCAAGCACTACTAGCTACCAATACTGGACGTAGCGGGTGGAGCGAGTGGAAGGCACACATGGAGGCCATGAATCTCCCGCAACAAACACCTTGGTCGGACATCCTTGGATTTAAGGCGGAGGATGACAACGATTGCTTGCTTGGCAATCGATGGCTGTGCAAGGGTGGTAGTTGCGTTTGGGTCGGCGGATCTGGACTTGGTAAGTCAACGCTATGCCTTCAAGCCATGATGACTTGGGCGATAGGTTTACCGTTCCTTGGCATAACCCCGAAGAAGCCTATGCGTAGCTTGCTTATCCAAGCCGAGAATGATCTTGGTGACGTTGCCGAAATGGCTCAAGGCGTACTACGACATCTGAAAGCCAAGCTGACATTGTCAGAGGAGCAGTCTGCGATGATGCTTGCCAATGTGATTATTGTCAGAGATTCAACAAAGACGGGGCCAGACTTCGCAAAGATGGCAGCCGCACTGATAGGAGTCCATAGACCTGACTTATGCTGGATTGACCCGCTTCTATCATTTATGGGTGGAGATGCCCTAGCTCAAGAGAACATGACGATGTTCCTGCGACACTGCCTAAATCCGATCAGTGTGGCGACTGGTGTGACGTGGATGGTAATGCATCACACCCCAAAGCCACCCAAGGAGGGGCAGCATTCACAAGTGCTGTATGACTTGGCATACGCTGGCATAGGGTCAAGCGAGCTTACCAACTGGGCAAGAGCCGTGGTGTACCTTCAGGCGGTTAAGGAAGGGCATTTTAAACTGTCGTTCCCGAAGCGCGGAGGCAGGGCTGCTATACCATGGCCTCAAGGGGATACTGATTTGCATGAAAGCAAGTATGCGACTCATGTGTGGCTGCGACACGCAGAGGAATGGATGGCATGGGAGGAGTCAAATGGTCCAGAGAATAGAGGCAGGGGCAGACCAGAATTAACCATAGAACAAGCCATTCCAGATTGGCCCAAAGGGCATGGTTATAACGATTGCATTGACCATATTATTGAGTCAACTGGATGCTCCAAGAGAAAGGCTCAAGAGTTATTTGCTTCCGCAAAAGCTGACGGAACTATCACCAAAAATGGTCAAGGCTGGGAGATCACACAGATTCCGTAAGTCGTTGATAATGATTTTTGCATAAATGCGACTTACGCATAATTTAGTGATACCGCAACAAATCGTCTGAAGTACCGCAAGTAATGGTCAGTTTGCCCGCTACCGCAACTACCGCAACAAATACCCCTTATAGGGGTATTTATGCGGTATTGCTGCGGCAGTTAGAAATCTTTTCTGCGGTAGTTGGGTAGAAATGGGGTCGCATAATCTTGCGCAAGTGTTTTTGAAATTAGAACGGCCACTACACCTGCCAAGGAACGGAGTTGGTTATCAGGTGGGGGATGTGGTACAATGCCGAAATGAACAAAGCCAAGCCAGGTCTATACGCCAACATCAACGCTCGCCGTAAGGCTGGCACTAGCCGTCCTAAATCCAAAAGCACCATCAGTCCTCGCACTTGGAGGCTCATGAAGGCTAAAAAGGGCGGTTTTGCAGAGTGATCGGGAGCAACTGAAGGCAAGCCATAGGTTTATTGGCCTACTTCAGAGAGAGAATGCCCAGCTACACGGCGTACTGAGGCTGCTAGGGCAACTTGTAGACGATATGAATGCGAATTGCTCCTATGAGGTGTTTGAGGCGCAGTGGAATGGGCTGACTGAGCAGGTCAAGAGGCTGTCAGGCTTCTTTGAGAGCCACCAGAAGGCACTACAATCGCTTCAGGACTCGATTCCTGATGACTTTGACACTGATGAGGTAGATGACCAATGAGTACACAAGATTTACCATGTAACAGCCCAAGGCGTACACCTGGAGAGCGCAAGAAGTTTGTAGTCCGAGCGTGCCAAAATGGTCAGAGCAAGGTTATTCGCTACGGCGATCCAGATATGACCATCAAAAAGAACAACCCAGCGCGTAGGCGCAGCTTTAGAGCTAGGCATGGGTGTGACTCTAAACCACCCGCAAAGACCTCCGCCCGCTACTGGAGCTGCCGTAATTGGTGATAAGTATGCCCAAAAAGACGCGCCACAATGCCTCAAAATCGAGCAAGGATGCCACTAGAAAGCGTCTTTGTGGCAAGGCTGATGCCTCAGACCTTCCAGTGGTCAAATTTAGGGCTGAGGAGCTAGGTAACAAAGCTTGTTGTTGCCGTATTGGTCGCTAGACTGCCGTTTATAGTACCCTTATAGGGCTATTCTACACACCCCTTATAGGGGTATCTACGCTACCGTTTGGATGCCTGCGCTTCCGTTTGACGCTCCCGCCGAAACTTATCCCAACGCTCCCGCTGAGACTTGCCAACCTTGGCGTAATGCTCCCGCGAAAGCTTGCGGGCTTTGCAAGACCCCTTGACGCTCCCGCCTTTCTTACCCAGGCGCGAAAGGTAAGCC